AAATGGAGAGTGCGAGCCAAACACAACAAAACGTAGCACTTCAGACGGCTGCTGACACTAACGAAGCCACAATACGGAAGTTAGAAGAGTCGATGAAGAAACAGGCGCAGGAGTTTGCAGCTCTTACCAAACGTAATAGTAAGTTAGAAAGTGATAAGACTAAGTATGTAAACATGGTCAAACGTCATAATCTAACACAGAGAGCACAAACAGAGGCAGCAGAATTAGAACCAAAAGTAAATAGAGCGACGGACAGAGTATTCCGTCAAGTGGAAGCAGATAGCAGGGAATTAGATGAAGCGGACAGCACTAGCAGCGAGCGTGCTTACGATAGCACTCAGTAGTGGATGTAGTGTATTACCGAAGGTAGATTTTACACCTCCAGAGCCAGTAAAAGTAATAACAGAGGAAGTAAAGATTGATATTTACCAACCTCCTCTGCCCCAAGAAATAGAGCTCGAAGATGTAAAGTTTTTTATAATCAATAAGAATAACTACGACCAAAAAGTAAAAGAAGTAGAAGAACTATTAGGCGGGGCCTTCGCAGTCTTTGCTCTTACGCCTACAGGATATGAAGCTATGGCATACAACCTGCAAGAGCTACGCAGGTTCATACGCCAACAGAAAGAGATCATTCTCTATTACAGAAAGGCTACCAATGCCGCAGACGAAGCAGAGGAGTGGCTAGAGAAGAATGATGAGTAGTTTTCTGAACTGGTGGAGAAGCCTGTTTAGTGAAGAGTATAAGTTGACAATCTATTTTGCCAGTGTGACAGGCATAGATGAGAAAGGTAAAGCCCTGTACACTCGCACACCAAAGTTTTATGAGGTTAGCGAAGTCATTAGTTTGAAACCTAACCTGATAAAATTTAAAGACACAAGTAAGCAAGTAGTAGAAATTAAATCACACGAGCCTATGAATTGGGACTTAGTAAAGGTGGAAGAATGATAGACCTAGACAATCTGTATGGCTCATGGAAGTACAAGAGAATAACAAGGGAAGACATAGCCAACGCTATTCTCAAGATGAATAAGAACTATGAGGAGAAGCAGAATGAAGAATTACGAAATCGAGATGCAAGAGGACAGGCTGAAGTTTCAAGAGAAGAGAATTGATGATCTTGAAGCTAAAGTATTGTCTCAAGCGGAAGAAGTAGAAAAACAAAGAAAGCAGATCGAAGGGTGGATCAAACGCCACTTACTAGATCCGAACGGGAAAATGATGTGAACAGAGAAGCAGTTTACGAACAGCTAAAGATTGATGAAGGAGTAAAGTATGAAGTCTACAATGATCACCTCGGCTATCCAACCTTTGGAGTCGGTCATCTTATCACGGAGAGTGACGAGGAATATGGAAGGCCAGTTGGAACTAGAGTTGACGAAGAGCGAGTCAGGGACTGTTTCGAGAGAGACTGTAGCATTGCCGAAAGAGAATGCAATACTCTATACGGAGAAGGGAGTTTTGGAGATTTCCCAGACGAAGTCCAGCAAATCTTGGTTAACATGATGTTCAACATGGGCAGACCCAGACTGTCCAAATTCAAAAAGATGAATGAAGCCATAGGGCAGAAAGACTGGAAAAGGGCTGCCGTAGAAGGACGAGACTCACAATGGTATCGTCAAGTAACAAATCGAGCAGAAAGATTAATGACTAGAATGGAGAACGTTAGCTAGTGAATGTAAGTTTAGTTGCTATGAGTACACCGAGTGCGAGTACAGGGTGTCGCACATCGGATGAGTTTATTGCATATTGTGCAAGAGTAAGTAACCCTGATAATCAGAATAATAGTAAGACAGCGGCTGGTCTGATTAAGTATCTAATCAAACATGGTCACTGGAGTCCCTTCGAGATGGTATCTATTACCATGGAAATTCAAACTACAAGGGACATTTCTCACCAGATAGTACGGCATCGAAGCTTCTCTTTCCAAGAGTTTAGCCAGAGATATGCTGTGTCTAATACTTTTGAAGTGAGAGAGGCGAGAAAGCAAGACCCCAAAAACAGACAAAATAGTATACGTTTGAGCATGGCTGACCCAGAGGACAGACAGATTAATGAAAAGTTTAGCATGGCTCAACATAAGCTGATACGAGTAGCAAGAGATGCTTACGAGTGTGCACTCGATAGTGGTATTGCGAAAGAGCAAGCAAGAGCCTTGTTACCAGAAGGTCTCACAGGCACAACTTTATACATGGCAGGAACACTAAGGAGTTGGATACACTACTATCAGTTGAGAAGCGCAAACGGCACACAAGAAGAACACGCAGCTATTGCAAAGAGATGTTGGGAAATAATAGGATCTCATTTCCCAAGTGTAAAGGAGGCTATTGATGGAGAGCATGTATACATGGCTTAGTTTCGCCTTTATATGCAGTATACCTTTTATTTTATTAGCAGGCGGTATTTATGGAGATTGGAAGGCCACAGGATACTTTCCTTGGCAGAAAGAGTTTGACGTTAAGTGCTTTCGTGTGGAAAAACCTAGAGGAAATATGTAAATATTTCTTGACTTATAGTGCCTCTTTTAGTATAATAGTAGTATGAATATTTTTATACTTGACGAAAACCATGATAAGTGTGCAGAGTACCACGTTGACAAACACATAGTCAAAATGCCTTTAGAGGCCGCACAAATGCTGTGCACAAATCATTGGATAGATAAGTACCTAGGCTTCGTGCCTAGAAAGCTCGACAAAGAAGAGCTAGGAGTAATTAGAAAGCAGAAGAAAAATGAACCAAGAGACTTCCCCTACCTCCCTACTATGGAGAACCATCCTTGCACTATATGGGCTAGGTCTAGTCTTGACAATTATGAATGGCTTTTTTGCTATGCACTGGCACTTAACGAAGAGTACGGATATAGATATGGAAAATCGCATAAAAGCGTGCATGATGTCATTCTCAGGTTACCAGAGTTATTACACTTACGAAGAGCTGGACCCACGGCTTATGCGCAAGCTATGCCAGAAGGACTTAAAGGAACAGACGCAGTAGAAGCCTATCGTAGGTTCTATCACAAAGACAAGGCTACATTTGCGTCATGGAAGTACAGAGACAAGCCACCTTGGTGGAATGAAGAAGAAGCAGACTATGAGGAGAGAATAACTAGATGAGTGAGCCTTATAATGGAATGCATGATGATGAGTTCTTTGACTGGTACATACAGGTGAGTAGTGCAATAGAAGAAGGCGCTTCTGAAAGTATAGTAGTACAACACTTGCGAATGAAGGGAGCACCTGAGTGGGTAATAACTAGATTGCAAAGCTATGATTTACGTAAGGGAACTTAATGGGTGGTGGAGTAGATTTTAAAAAGGCAAAGGAAATTATGGAAGGTAGAAAATATGATGGAGACAAAGCAAAGCTATACCTACTTCCTCCCAAGTCTATACTCGAAGTAGGAAAAGTATTGACATATGGAGCAGAGAAGTACGATGCTGAAAACTGGCGCAAAGTAGATGATCTACAGAACAGGTATACTAGTGCGGCACTGAGGCATATCTTTGCTCACATGGACGGGGAAGCAGACGATCAAGAAACAGGACTATCACACTTAGCACATGCTATGTGTTGTTTATTATTTAAATTAGAGGATGAATTACTTGGCAAGAGTGAAGAAGAAAGACCACGAGAAACTTACACAAGAGAATATCCGCCACGTTATAGAATTACTCTCAGCGGAGAAACCGATAACAAAGAAGGAAGCGTGTGAGATACTTAACATATCCTACAACACAACTCGTCTTAGTAGGATAATACAGGACTTTGAAGACAAGAACGAGTTCAGAGCGAAGAGAAAAGCTCAGCTAAAAGGCAAACCTGCTAGTAAGGATGAGATAAAATCAGCTATCAATTCTTACTTGAGGGGCGAGTCTGTGTCTGAAATATCTCAAGGAATGTATCGCTCTGCGGGGTTTATAAAGTCCATACTCGACAGGGTAGGAGTACCTACACGACCTGTAGCTATTGAAGAAAGAAAAGGCTGCGCGTTTCTTCCAGATCAGTGTGTAGCAGAAGAGTTTGAGGAAGGAGAAAGAGTATGGTCTGCATTCTATCACGCTCCTGCTATAGTAGGAAAGGAGTATACTGATCCAATGTACATAGATAAGTACGCAGGTAAGTGTTATTCAATATATGTTCTGGAAGAGAGCGAGAGTCTAAATGTTGGCGGATACCACGGTGCTTCAATAGCATATGACCTCGGTAAATTAACTCACTTGGAACAGCATGGTATTGACGTCACAAAAATTTAGTGCAAAGCAAAAATATTTCTTGACACATATGTTAAATCGAGATATAATATGTATTATAAAAATGAGGAAACCAAATGGGCGACCGATTTTACTTTCAACAACAACAAAGATGGGGTAAACGCAGAATGGCGTGGACAGACGAAAAGAAAGAAGAAGCAATAGAAGCATATCAGGATGCAAATCCAACACCTGAAACTTCTATGGAAATAGTAAAAGACATTGCGAATGATTTGGACGAAAGCCCAAATGGAGTTCGTATGATACTGACAAAAGCAGGCGTCTATGTAAAGAAAGCGGCCGCTACAGCGAGTGGTGGTGGGACTTCCTCCGCTGGTACACGCGTATCTAAGCAGGCAGCACAAGAAGCCCTGATAGCGGCAATTACAGATAAGGGCTTATCAGTAGACGAAGACATAATATCAAAACTGACTGGCAAAGCCGCTCAGTACTTCGCAGGCCTATTGGCCGACTAGTACCTTTCCTCGGGTGAGACTCCCGAGGGTTTCTTTGTTCCAAGTGTATAGGACAGTAAAAGATTTTACCAACCTAACCTAAGGAACATTGTGAAGAAGGAAGAACTAGCCAAACTTGTTGACGAGTATGGCGATGCTATTATCACTTATCGTAGTGAAAACTCAAAGAAACTAAAGTATAACGTATGTACGTTAGATTTTAGCACCAAGTACATTCGAGACAAGAAAAATCGAGCGAAAGAGTCCGATCAAACCCTGCTACTATTTTGCTGGGATACGGACTCTTATCGCTTGTTGAAACCTAAGAATGTGACGAGTGTAGTACCTCTTGCATCTGTGTTGAAGAATGACGTATGATACAAATACATGAGCCTAGCCCAGTTTACGAACACGTAATCCACTATGATGAAGAGAAGCAAGTACAAGTGCGAGTCTCGGTAAATACTTTCAAGGAAGTAGAGTACCTACACATACGAAAGTATTACATGGATTTTGAAGAAGAGTGGAAGCCCACTCCCGAAGGG